TGACGTATGTACCAGCGGCGCGATAGCCGGGGTAGTTTGAGCGATCAGACGCGTCGCCGTCGATGATCTTCTGCGCTTCGGCGATCAGCCCCTCATAGTATGTGTACTCCCCAAACAACGCATCACCGGGTTGCAAGCCTGCGACATTTGCGGCGCTCGTCGTAGCATTTGGGATGCTAGTAGGCCCGTCCGGGTTGATCGTCACAACGCCCGTCGCGTAGTTTACGCTAAAGTCATATGTGCTTAGCGCGTCGCCTAACTCCCCTTCGACTAGGGGGTGCTCGACGTCGATACCCGCCCCATTGTAGTTGTTATGGTCGCGCCAAGTGATCGTCGGCGGTGCGCTATCCACGAGCGCGCCGCGTGAAAGCGACAATCGAATCTCGCCGCCGATTGCGGGGTCGATGATGGTTTCGCGAGCGCCGATATTGTCGCCGACTACGGCGGCGGTGCCGTTCCCGTCGTCAATCCAAACATTCACCCTACCGTAGTTTGGAAAGGCTAATTCTTCGACGTCCGCAGAAACGATCCGGCCGAAACCCGGTAGCTCGACCCCTAGCACCGATGCGCGTAACGCCTCCGGCGTCGCGCGCGACAATGATCTCAGGTATGCCTTAATGCGGGCGCGCAACTGTTGATCGGTTTCGCGGTCCTGCCCTCCGGTACAAGCCGTGTCGTTGATCACGGTTTCGATCCCCGCCACGTTTACGACAATCTCGGTGATCCCGGTCGCCGTAGCCGCGTTGCCGGGGCCAACGTTACCGGCCGCGCCGGGGACAATCGCGACAACCCCTACCGGGGTGCTTTCGAGCACGCCGACACCTAGGGTCACGGACGCCGTTGTCCGGTATTGAGGCGACCCGCCTGTAACGGCGACAATCGTACCGGCCGGGACTGTTACCGCGGCCGGTGCGGTCGAGCGGCCAAACACCACCGTCCCGACCGCTGGGACCCCTAGCTTACGTGTGATTTCAGCGGGGTTTGCGTCTGCCGCGCGTGCGTCAAGATCGTCCCCCGTCGCAGTATCCAGATCCCAAAGATCCTGTAAGGCGACAATCTGATACGAAATGTCGTCAAGCTCGCGTGCGACGGCTCCGACCACCGTCGAAAGGACCCCACCGGCTTCGAGGTCGGTTAGCTCGGTCCGCGCGACAACGCGATTCAGCATACGCTGAAAGAAATCGGGGAAAGTCTTTGGCTCAAACACCGGCATGGCGGCCCTACGTTAGCGATGCAGCTATTTGTAACTCTGTCGAAGCCGCGACCGGGATCGCGGTCGCGTCGATGTCGACAACATCATCGGTTTGCGTGATCGTTATCGCTTGAATCTGCTGAATCCGCGAATCGGCTTCAATTCCCGCTTGCGCGGCTTGGCGCAACGCTACCACGTTTGCCTCGGTGTTCGGGTAGCCGATTGTCGCCGGCATCCCATACGTGGGGTCCAGCGTTAGCGCCCCCTGTTCGGTCCATAGGCGCATTTGACACGCTTGGACTAGGTTGGCGACACCTGCGATTGTCGCGGCGTCTTTTCCAGTGTGCGGATCGATTCGAATGTCAACCGCTACCCGCCCCGGCTCGGAACGCGTCGGCTCAAACAATCGGATGTCGGTTCCATACAACGCTTCGGGTGAATCCGACTCAGCGCTAGCGGCAACGGACGTCTTTCGCGTAGCGCTCGCGTTCGGGATTAGTAGCGTAGCACCCGCGCGCACTGTCCCCGGCAGTCCCGCCGCGCTAATATAAGGCGCTTTTAGCCCGTTGCGTGTCGCGATTTCATACCACGCGTCCGCGCTGCCTAGCTCCCGAACCGCGATAAGCTCTAGCGTGTCGCCAGCCGCCACGCGGTAGGGCTTCCACCCGTAGTTTGAACTGTACGTGCGCGCGGAAGCGGTTGCGCCGGCGCGTGCGCGGGCCGCGTATGAACCTACCGTGTTCGGGTCGCCGGGGTCAGCCGGCACGCCGCTCGTTTGGTTTGCCCTCGCTTGTGCAGTGCGCTCGGGGCCGGTTGCTGTTTGCGCAAACTCGGGGCAAGCGCCAATTGCGTCGTATGTATCGACAATTGCGCCGAGCGCCGCGTGGATCGTTCCAACCGAAACGCGAGGACGCGCCACGTCGAGCGTGGTCGCGAAAGCCTGCGCCGACTCGGCTGTTTCCCGCGCGGACGCAATGAACGTGCCCTCCAAATCGGCTAGCCGACGACTCTCTTGAATGTAGGTAGTCGCCGCGTCTAGCACCCTACGGGCTTCGTCAATAACCGTATCGATTGTAGCAATCGCATACCGAATTTGGGCGACCGCGGCCGTTAGCGTGTTAATCGAGTCTGTCAGCACGTTCACAGCACGACGGGCGACGCGGATCGCGTTCTGCGCGGCGCGTACTACTGAAAGGAACGTTAGCGGCGGCTTGACAACCTGTGTCGGCGTCGTCTTCGCCACGGCGCGAAGTGTGATCGAAAACGGATACATGAACCGCGTTTGTACGCTGCGGTCCAATTCGACGCTTGTGGGGACGACGATATAGTGCTCCCCGTCTTTGAAGTTATGCCAGACGAGCACCGTTTTACTGTTTTCGTCCGGCCGCGACTTCATTAGCGCGTACCTATCAAAAATGTTTGCAAGCATCTTGCGCGTCCACAACGGCCCGCTAACTGGCGAACTCCAAGGTGCGGTGGCGCGGTCGCCTGCGATTGCCGGGGTAAGCGTCGTGTCGTACCCATATTTGGGCGACAATCCGAAATTGCCTTGAATCGTGATTTCATGCCAAGCTAGGCCGCGCTCCTCCGTAACCAACCCCCCAAGCGTCGGGGTGATCGTCTGGCGATACTCTGTAGATTTCCGAATCGATTGCGGACCAAGCGGGAACACAAACGTCGATGATCCTACTTGGAGCCCAAGCGTTGACCCCGGCCCGCCGGGGCCGCGTAGCTCCAGCGCATAATAGTGCTCCTCCGTGTATGCACTATCGTTCCACGTCTTTTGCCGGCTTTCTTCGATCAAACGGGCAAGCGCCCCTTTTGCGACTCCACCCAGCGGGCGCCACAAGCGCGTGACCGGCGGTTTGCCCCATAACGCCATTAGCGCACCCCGGTACTTGCCGAATCTAGGACGCCAGTCGCTAGGTCCACGCTGCCATAAACTTCGGCATGGGCGACAACATGGGCGACAATAGCTTCGGCGAGCGCTTCGAACATAGCGTCAGCTTTGTCGCTTAGCGGGGCTGCCGCCGTCTTCTGCGCCACTAGGTCCTTCATTAGCTGCGCAAGCTGTTCTGCATTCAGCATCTATTCGCTCTCTACGCTATCGGTATACAAGCTAGCACCGCTACTGCTTTTACCCGACCCAAACAACGCGGCCAGCGCCGCCAATCGCGCAGTCGGTAGCCCGAATAGACTACCGACTGCTGTGAGAATCGGCAACGCTTCGGTCCAGAACGCCCCGCTCGGGCCGAACAAATCAGCAAAAGCGCCCTCCTTGACTAGCGGTTCACCGATGCCGGCGGCCGAAAACCCGCCGATTGTCGCCTTACTTCCGGCCGGAAGCCCGATGTCGACCCCGTTAGTGTCGATTCTAACAGTGGTTCCGGCGGCTTCGATTGTCGTCGAATCTCCGGTGATCGTCACTGTGTTGCCGTTAATGGCGAGCACTTGCGTGTCGATTTGTACTTTCGGCGAGCTTGCGGGTTCTTCCGTCCCGTCCTCGCGTACGACACCGCTTGTTTGGGCCGTCGCGTCAATAACGATCCGACCGTCGTCTTCGATTGCGATCCGGTTTCCGCGCAGTATGGCCTCCCACTTCGGCGGATTGGCGTTCGCTTGCACCGGAACGCGCGTAGATACGCTGGGGAGTGCGCCCACGATAACCGGCTTGTTATAGTCGTTATCGAGGAAGGCGATAATAACAAGGTCGCCGTCACTATCGTGAATCGGGGTCGCGGGGGCGGACGTACTGCCTTCCAACTTGATCGCGTTACCCTTCTTCGTGTCAATTGTCGCCGCCCTAGGGACGTACTGCACGCGATCAACAACTCCAAACACAGTCGTCATGATCGGAACGCGCGGGAGGATGCCCGAATATGCCCCCTCTACGACTTGAACGTCGCACAAATACGGCGCATATGTGTCCGCAATTCCGGCATTCTTCGGGGACTTTGCCGCCGCCGTGTCGTCCGGCGCGTACACCGCAACTACGTATCCGCGTAACAACGCGCCGGCTGCATAGCGTGCGCGCTTGCGGTTCCACAGCCGGCGCAAATGACTTGGCGCGGCCATAGGAACACGCTCGGCATCCGACGGGGCCGCACGCTGCTGCTGCGAGGCAAACACATTAGCGCGCTTTGGCATTACAAATCACCGTCAGTGTTTGGGCTAGGGTCCTCTGGCGGAGGCAGCGCGGCTAGGCCGTTCGCGACTTCAGTTGTATTGCGCCAACGGCTGTATAAGCGTTGCATGTGTGGAATGCGGTCTTCGTCTTTGTATCCGCGCGACACGGTAACAACGGTAGTACACTCTGGATCGATGCCCGCCGACCATGAATAATCAACGCCTTCCACGAAGAATGTGTGGACGCCTTTTAGCGGGTCTTCCGAATTTCTATCGTAACCATCCCCCTCGGCGGTGAACGGTGATTCTGCAAATGACGCCACGCCGCCGCCCTCGACCACCAGCCGCTTGCCTACGCGAATGTCGGCGCGGAGCCCTTGGATCGTGATCGAGCCTTGCCAATAGTAGGGCGCGAGCAAATTCCAGCATAGCACTAAGTCACGCAACGCGCGGATCTCATCGCCGACGACTGCGCCCCCCGCCGGTCCGCTACTCGTCGAGTGTAAATTGAGCGACAATTCAAGTTTGCGCAAACCATAACGCTTGATCGATTCGATGTCTGCCGTAGGCGGGCACAGCGCAAACGCGTCATAACCAAACACGGGGTCTAGCTCGATTAGCACGCTAAGGTAGTTAATTCGCTCGCCGGCGCGGCGAAGGTTCGCGGCTGCGACTTCTTGGAGCGCTACGACAACCGGGCGCTTCTTGAACCACGGGGAATTAACGCCGTCTGTTAGATTCACAAACGGCTTTTCGTACATGTAAACAGTCGCTTTGCGTGTGTCGCCAGCTTGACCAGCGCCGGGGCCTAAATCCCTGTAGTCGGTGTCGACATACAACTCGTTTAGCTCGCTTACGCTGTATGTCTGGGCAAAATCCCATAACGACGTGCTTTGACCGGGCGACAATAGGGACGGCGCAAATACGGTTCCTCGCGATGCGCCGAATTCCCGCCTAACAACCTCACCCCACGGTACGCTTGAAGCCGACCGTGCCGCCCATAGACCGGAGTCTGGTACTTCGGGCAGCACCCCAAACAAAGCGCTTGGCTGCTCCGCCAGCGATAGCACGTCCGCCACAACGTCGGTAGGCGCACCCGCAATGTCGTTTAGCATTGTCGCCATATCTACGCCTTCGGGGTTGCTGTGCAGCGGGTCGTACGGGTTGAAATAAACCATCGTATCTTCGTACACAGCACCGACGTCGCGCCCTTGGATTGTAACGGTACTTCCACCGCGCATCGGCGGCCGGATCGTCAACGCCACTGAATCGACCTTTCCGACCATTAGCGTCCGTGCGGGGGAGCCCTCGACACGCGGGTCGCTTTTGTAGGCGACAATTTCGAGCCAATCGCCATGCTCCACATATTTGTGGACCGAATTGTCGGCCCCCAGCGGACCGCTAGCGTCAACGGACTGTCCTGTGCCGACCCAATCGGCAGCTACCTTACATTCGACCGTGAATTGGCCGCTTGCGTCACCTAAGTCTTTCGACGCGTCGATACTCGTGATCGGGCCGACAATCGCCGGAGTACGGCCAGCGGTGGGCGACGCATTAAGCGTGAGTACCCGGCGCGCGCTTGCGTCGCGGTAGCCGTCATTTGGTGAATTCGGGTTGTTATATAGCGGCAGTGGGCTCAAAGTAGGCGCCGTTTCATAGGCTCCGTCTCGCCACTCGGGAAACCGGTAAACATTCACCTGCACCCAATGGCCTAAGCGCAAAACTTCGCCCGCGTCGGCCCAATTGTCGCGCGTGGGGCGGCGCGCAACCGAGCGCGATTCAAAGACCGGGGGGGCCGGGTTTTGCTCGGTCATAAGATCCCCCACCTGCGTGCAACGCGTTCGAGATTAGTAAAAGCTCTCTGTAGCGTAGCCCATAACTCAGGGGCTCGGTCGATTAGGTCGTTTAGCTGGCCCATAGCGCCGCCAGCAAGCCGCGCAAGCTCCGTAACCACCGGCGCAAGCGCGGTGAACGCTTCGGTCACTTCAAGCGACACGTTCCCTAGCTCTAAAAACGTTTGCGCAAATTGACCGCCTAGGCCCGCGCGGCGGGCCTCAAGCCCTGCCTCCCCCACTAGCGCGCCGGAGACACCCGTTGCGCCGCTCACGTCAAACGCGCCCGCGTCGAGCGTGGCCGGGGTTGATGTTTGGATCGCGGACGTGTCCCCTCGCAGATACGCGAGCGCGAGGTCCGCGTGCAGCCGCTCGCCTCCGGTAGCCGCCGAATAAGCGCGTTGTAGCATCGCGATGTTTGTCGCGTCGCCGGCTTCGTCATTGACAAACCGACTAAGATACCCCGGCATTAGCTCGGGATTGCTCCCGATGTCCTGCATTTGGAGCAGCGCTTCGAAGTACGCGTCGACGCCCATACCGGGCTCATAGCCTGCTTGCTGGGCGAGGATGAATTCGGTAGCGCCGCCGGCGCCTTGGTAGCCAATATCGGAAACACCACTCGCGAACACGTTGGTCATGCGTTGCGCGCGGAACCCGCCGACAATCTGCGCAAGCTGCGCCTCGATAGCGCGGAAGCCCGTCATGTCTAGCTGCGTCGCCCCAATCTCAGCTTGCCGCTGGATAAGCTGCGTTTGGCTTTGCATGTAGGTAGACAACTCCGAGCCGTCCAAGCCCAACGCAACGGCGCGGCGTAGCGTGTCCTCGAACCCAAGCCCTTCGGTGTCACCAGCGGCGCGGCGGAATGCTTGGATCTGCGCGCCAGCTTCGGATAGGTCGACGCCGTATGTTTGTCGGGCCGCAAGCGCGCGCTCAAACACGGCCGCGTCAATCGGCGCTCCGGCGCGGGCCATAAACTGCGCATACATTTGCTGCGATTCAGCGGGAGCGTACCCGAACGCGACGCCTTTATCCTCAATAGCCCCGGCGCTAATCGCTTCCCCGGTTAAGGCGGTTTGGCGTGCGGCGAACGCGTCGCGACGGGCGCGTTCGCGATTGATATATGACGAGTACGCTTGACCGCCTAACGTCAGGAAGCCCGCGGCGGCTGCCACGAACGGGATGCCTGCGAGCATTTGCTTGAACGGTCCAAGGCGCTGCGCGCCTACGTCGCCCCCGCCACCGCCTCCCGGCCCGCCTCCTCCTCCCGGTCCACCCCCACCCGGTCCACCCGACCGCCGCGTCCGATCTAGTAGCCGCACGGTTTCGCGTAGACTTCGGTTCAAGCGGTCGGTTTCTTGGCGTACGTCGCGGATGGTCCGGCCCGCCTGCTTGAACCGATCAAATTCCGCGTTTACGTCGCCAATACTGTCGTCCAGCTTCCGCGCTTCGCCGCCTGCTTCGCGTAGCGAATCGGTTGCCTCTTCGGTGCTGTTCGTGAAGTCATCGACACGCGCGGTATCAAACGCCTGCTCAATCTCGTCATTCAAGTCGCCGAGCCCGCGCCCGTTGACTTCCAGATTGATTTCGGCGTTTGTTTTCACTGCGCCCCTTCTGTCAGGTTTGGCGTGCGGCCTTGGGCGATCTCTCGCTCCCACTTATCGATCAGCGGATCGCCCGTGACAACGGCTTCGGTCCATTCATTCGGCAACGCCAACCGGCGCGGTGGACCCCAGCGTTTATTGTACGACAATTGCGGATCTTCGAACAACCGGTCGATTCCGACAAGAAACGCGGGCACTTCCGAAGGTCGAAAATCGTCAAACGGAATCGGGGGCTGTCCCGTGCGCTTGTACCAAATATACCGCATCGCCCACTCGGGGTCGTTGCGCATCCACTCGGCCCTAGCTTCTATCGGTACGGCCCCAAAATCGACCCTCGTGATCTGCCACCTCTTTGTAAATCGCCGAAATCACACCAACGTCGTGAAGGTCGCCAAGCGACTCCGCCCACGTAGGGAATTCTTCGAGTGCAACCGCTAAGTGCGCCTGCATTTCGAGAAGGTTAAGCGTCGACCGGTCGATGGAATTGAGCGGAGTATTAGCCGACAATCGGGCTCGGGTCAGTCCTACCGTGATCCGGTCCTTGACCGTAAGCGCTCGGCACCGGAAAGCGCCCTGCCAACGGTGCCCGCGCCGGTCTGTGTAGTCCAGATCGAACGCGTATTCGGGCGACAATCCCGCCGCGCCTTGATTATCGTCTTCGGGACCACGGGCGTTAGCGCTGCCTTCCACAACGACTACGTCTTTCATGCGCTTGCGCGCGGCTGGTCCAATCTCAGGGTCAATTTCGGTCGCCATGTTAGCCGCCTTGCTCGGGTTGGGTTAAGTTATAGGTCGCTTTCGTCGCGGGCGCGGATCGCCACCATCGACACGTTTGTTCCGACTACACCGCGCGCTTGAATTTGCAAATTGCGCTCGGTGATCCGTACGCCTTCCACGTTCATAATGATCTGCGGCGCACCGACGTTTGCATCGGCCTCGATTGTCGCCGTTAGCTCGCCGCTCGCGAGGATGTTCGATAGGTGATCCTCGGGCGACGTTCCCTGTTGGGGGAACCAACCTTGCGACTTGATCGTCGAGCCGATGATCCGCACAAACTCTGCCGTCATCGAAACTTCGTAGTCAGTCGGAGCGTGTTCAACCGTCTGGATATTGTCCAGCGTCTTAATCGGCTCATACTGGATCATTTCGCGAACGGTAACGCCCGTCGCGTAGCCAACTTGTTTTCCGTTTAGCGAGAATCGCGCGCGTGCGCCGGTCAAGACATTTCCGGTAGCCATTTAATCCCCTATGCGTTTGCAAACGTAGAGCTAACGAGGTGCAACGTCGATTTGACGAAGTTAACCGGGCTAACCGGTGCGATTTCAACGGCAACCGTCATAACATCACCGCTAAGCACAATCGCCAAGTTTCGGTATGCCGTTAGCACACCTTCGCGGACAAGCTGCCCTAGAATACTTACTGCCAAGCCCTCCGCCGCCGTCACCGTCCCTGCGAAGCCCTTTTGGCCGACCGCCTCTTCTAGCGAATTGCGGAAGTTTAGAACCGCGTAGTTTACAGCTTCGTTCACGCTCGCTTCAACGTACGCAAGGTTGTTATCTTGCAAGTGCGTGGTGATGTTGCGAAGCCACCGGAATCCGCGGCTCGGCACTTTTTCGATCACACACAAGCCGGCTTTGATCAACTCGTCGGCGTTGTCTTTCAAGTTGTACGTGCTGTCGTTGATAACGTTGACCGCGTTGACATACTTGAACGTCAACGCGGTGCCAACTTCCGACCCTGCTTGCATTCCAGCGGCCAAGCATGCTGTGAACGGCGGCGCAAGCTGTTCTAGCTCCCCATTCGTGTTGTAGCGCTCAATATCTTGAATGACCAACCGAGCGTGGCGCGTATTCATCGTAAGCGTAAGCGCTTTTGCCTCGCTCAGCGTGGTCCCTGCCGGGGCGCCAAGCACACAATCCCGCTCGCCGCGTCCCGGCCCGCACATGTATGCGCAATGCGCAATTGTCGCCGCATGGACGGCGGGGTCGTCCGTTAGCACGACAATCGTATTGACCTGTTCTTCGCGTAGAAGGTCGAGCGCCGATTGCCAATTTGCGAACGCCGTCGCGCCTTCACCTCCGCCCGACAAGAATACGGGGATCGCGGTGTTCGCCGGGGGTAGTGTAGCCGACGCCGCTCGGGCTGCTGTGACAAAACTGCTCCCACTGTTCACAGCAAGGATAAGCGAATTCAGAATGTCCCGAATCAAGTATGGCGTCGCGACGTCTGCCGTGAACGCGTCCAAGTCTGCGATCTGATAGCTGCTCCCGGCAACCGGGGTCTTTTTCGTCAGATCGAACTCCGGGTGATCCGCGAAGAACGCTTGCCAAGCGTCCAGCGTGGCGTAAGTCGCAACCGGCAGATTAACCGGTGTGTACTCAATTGCCGCGTTGCCTGCGATCATAAGCCCCGTCGTGATCGCGTCGATTGTCGCCCACGATGTCGCCGATGTAGCAGCCGCATCCGTAAGCAACTCCATAGTCGGCACGCCGGCTTCGTTGGTGCCAGAAATCAGCGTGCGCTGGAATTGCAAAGGCCCCGCTGATAGCGTGACTTGAACCGGACCGTTTGGCGCGATTGTGGGTGAATACACCCCAAACGATCGTGCGCCTGCGACAATCGGGAATGCTTGGAAATACGCCCCCTTCGTGGACCCCGATCCGGCCATGCGGATCGAAAGGTTGCCGACGGTTTGTGCGTCCAATTCTGCCGCGATGATAAGC